CTGAGCGCCGGAGGGGTCATGGCATGCTGGTAATCTTCGACGTCACCGGGCCAAGGGCGAGCGCGAGACCCGGGTGTCGCACCACAGCAGCTATTACCGCCGTTCGCTGATCATCCGGGTTGGCACACTGCGGTTGCGTGTGCCGCAGGATCGGACACATGCGTGAAGCCGGATCTTTTGGAACTGCCCGCAACAGCGAAGCCTCACTGTCCGCTTCGAGATCCGACCGCGAAGCCTCCATTGGGCCGCCGAGAAGCAAACGGTCGCGTCATCGCAATGCGTTGTCTGCCGGCAAATCTCGTTTTGACGAAAATTCTCGTACATGTCGTGACTTAACCAGAAGATCGCTCAGCGCTTAAGCCAGTGCTGGACCGGAGGTGGCCCTCCACGAATCTATCGACCATCGTGTTTCCTGCGTTCGGCAAGGTAGATGTCGAGCAGGCTCGGCGTTTTCTCTGCTTCAGGCGTCGTCGGCGCGTGTCCAGCGATTTGCTCAAGCGTCTCACCGCCCGCCAGGCGGCGCATGAGCTCGTAGTAGCCCCAGCTCTTCATTTGCGGATTGAGCATTTCAAGAGCGCCGCTACAGGCATCGACTTCGTCGCCATGAGTAAGATCAGGGAACCCTTCGAGCACGCGAAAAAAGTCCTCGTTCCAGGGACCGCGCAGGATCTTCACATTCCCGACGCGGCACTGGGAACTGAAAGGACCAAACCTTGTGAGCTTGTCGCCACTCTCGAGGACCGGCGTTACCGTGTAGCCACTGAGCGCGCGCACCAGGTGAAGTGCTTGGCTCTTACCGGCCTGTCCCGGATCCTGGCCAAAACCGATCCGCACCCGCTTGCCATCCCGGGCCGCGGTTTCGAGCAGCAGTCTCTCTATATCCCCCGGGTTCGCGCGGGCGCGCACCACATCGAGCAGCCAGTATCCACGCTTGTCATCGCGGCCGAGCTTGACGCCGACGGTCCAATCCGGGTCATTGAGCTCTGTTTTCTCGGTGGCTGCCAGATCCCAATAGCGCACGACCTCGAGGTCCGTCGGGACCTGATCGACGACGGCACACCACTCCCGCTTAAAATACAGCCCGGCGGCCGGCCGAATTTTCCAGTTGCCGCCGAGCAGCCGCTCGCGCTCGAGTAATGGCAGCGACAGTAACCAGGTGAGGTATTCCGGGTTGATGCGCAGCAGCGCCGGGTTGTCGTGCACGTTGGCCGGGATAAAGGTGACACTGATCGGGCGCAGCGGAGGGGCACCGGGCGGCAGATCCTGCCGACGTGTCATCTGGTGCATCAACTCTTCCGGTCGATCGGCCCATACGGTCTTTTCCGCGACGCGAATAAAATAGCGCAAAACGCCGGCACGCTCCGGGATCGGAAGCCCGGTCTCCTGGTCGATCCACCAGGCCAGAAAGTCGGCGACCCAGCTGTCGGCATCGGGGTTGCAGGTCGCGCGGATGTACGGCCGGACACCGCAGGTCGAGCGGTTGCGGCTCAGTAAAAAGTAGAATTGATGTGCGGTGAAATGGGTTAGCTCGTCGAAGCCGATCAGCGCGATCTGACTGCCCTGCCAGCGATAAACTGTGCTGTCCAACTGGAGATGGGAAAATTTGATTTTGCCGCCTCGTGGCCAACGCCATACGTGGGCACGGTGGTGCGGGATGCCACCGAACCGCGGATAGAAGTTCAGGCTCTCATCCCATAATCCGCCGGGATTGGTGATTTCGGGTGTCGTGCGGCGGAAGAACACCGCAGTAAACCCCGGCACCTGACTGACATAGCGCAGCGGCTCCAGGATCAGTCCGACGGTTTTCCCGCCACCCGCCGCACCGCCATATATGCAGATATCGGCGGGGGTTCGCAAGAACTCGGTCTGCGGTCCGGGTAGCGGCGAGATTGTGGCGCAGAGCGACGACAACATTTCATGCACCGTTCGTGGACCCCTCAAGCGGATCATGGCCGTCGTCGGGCCAAATGGCCGCGATCCCTTCACTCGGCACCAATCCGCCCTTATGGCAAGGCGAGCTCACTGGCTGGATCATGGCGGCTGCCGCTGCCGCCGTTTCTTGGCGAAGAACTGCTGTTGCGCTTCGCGCAGCGCTGCAGTTAGGTCGTGATCTCGACAGTTGTCGGGCAGCAACAAGATTCCGGAATCCGGCTCGCCGTCCGCAGCTGGAGCAGCCCCGTCCGCTGCCGTCCGCTCGCGCCAATGCGCCCGCGTCTTCAGCCAGAAAATGATCGCCGCGATGTTGCCCGCCTTCGCGGCAGCAAACAGATAGCCGGCGATTGTTGCATTGGCCTCGGCAACGCCGCGATCGAGGTCCTCGCGACACCGTTTGCGCAGCGTCTTCGGCGCGCACCCGATGATCCTGGCGATATCGTCTTGCCGAACACCGACCCCAGCCAAATGGCGCACCTGTTCGCGCACCGCCTCATTGACGACAAACGCTTTCCTAGCCATTGTCCGACCTCGACTGATCTTGCTCCTGACGGCCGGCGCGCTCGTCGAACGACTGACCCGAGGCTTGGTGCATCGCAATGCGTCCGGTAAAGGCTTGCCAGCGCCGCAAAATGACATCGACATAGCTGGGGCTGATCTCGAGACCGCAGCAAACCCGGCCGGTCATGTCGGCCGCGATCAGGCTCGTGCCCGAGCCGAGAAACGGGTCATAGACCAGCTGGCCGGGCCGGCTGTTGTTGACCACCGGGCGGCGCATACACTCGACCGGCTTTTGCGTGCCATGCCCCCAGCTGTGCTCTCGCTGTCGGTTGCCGAAAGGATTGTTGTTGGGGCACTCCCAGAGCGTCGTCTGGGTGCGGTCACCTTGCCAGTGGCTAGACCTGCCCTCGCGTACGGCATACCAGCAGCATGCGTGCTTCCAGTGATAATTGCCGCGGCTCAACGTGAAATGTTGCTTGGCCCAGACGATCTGAGCGCGCACCTGCAGCCCGCAAGCCGCCAAACCGGTGGCGACGATGTCGCCGTGCATCGCCCCATGCCAGACATAGGCGACATTTCCCGGGAACAACGCATACGCCTGCCGCCAGTCAGCTCGATCGTCGTTGAGCACCTTCCCCCGCGCGAGCTTGCCGGCACTGCAGCCGCGGCGCGCTCGCCACGACGGGTTGTAGCCGACACCATAGGGCGGATCGGTGACCATCAAGTGCGGCTGCGATCCCGCCAGCACCAGCTCGACATCTGCCGCGCTGGTACTGTCGCCGCAGCCAACCCGGTGGTCGCCCAAGAGCCACAGGTCGCCGGGCCGAGTGACGGGTTGATCGGGAGCTTCCGGGACGCTGTCGGGATCGGTCAGCCCGCTCGACCCCAAGCCGGCCAGGATCTCTTGCAGCCGGTCGGGCTCAAAGCCGATCAGGTCGAGGTCGAAACCGCTAAATTGGAGAAGACGCAGCTCGTTGCGGAGCAGATCGGTGTCCCAGCTCGCCCGCGCCGCGAGCTCATTGTCGGCTAAGCGATAGGCCTGCTTCTCGTCTTCGCTCCACCCGCGCGCGACGATCACCGGGATGGAGGTCAGTTTCAGCTTTGCCGCGGCCGCGACACGTCCATGGCCCGCAATCGGCGTGCCGTTTTCGTCGACCAACGCGGGGTTCGTCCAACCCCATTTAAGGATCGACGCGGCGATTTTATCGAGGTCGGCCTCGCTGTGAAGCCGCGGGTTGTTCGCGTAAGGTATCAGCCGTTCGATCGGCCACCGCTCCACCTGGTCAGCGGGCCACGGCCGTGTCAGGCTCGCCTCGGCGGGCGTTTTATCCGTTGCTGTCATTGGTACCTCTCCGGACGGCCGACGCCGCCCAATATGGTTAGAGCAATATGGCAGTAGAAAATTATCTATATAGTCATCATCTTCAGGATACGATTCGCAACCTCTTTTTGTGTTGGTGGTTGACATCATGCCAAAACGGGAGCATAACGATCGGAATGCTGGTATAACAATTGTGTGTTTATATGTCAATCGTGTTTTTATCGCATGATGCTGACCACCCCAACGCGACGCGATCGAACTGCACCCGAACCATCTCTCGAGAGTTCTACCGCAGCCAACAGCGAGTGAACGAGGCGGGCAACATCACGGTAAATTCGCAGAGCCGGGTTGCGATCTTAAGTAACTGATCTATGTGAGGTTTTCGTTGAATTCGTTAGTTGCGCGGCCCGCCGGCCCTTTTTATAGACGGTAAATTCACTAGGGACTAAGCCCCATGTCGGCCAAAACAACGCCTTTTCAGCAGTTTACGGCCGAAGCAGCACAACGGGCTGTGCGAGACACAGACAAAATTGTTGGCGAATTTGAGCGTGAAACGGCGCCTTTACGCTGCCGTCATCATCCATAAACACCCTGGAATCGTGGCTTAACTTTCCAGCGGTCCAACCCCTTTTCAGAGACGAGTTCGCAGCAGACTGCCCCCTCCAGCAGAGAGTCAACAAACTTTCGGTTCCTGGGCCACCGTAGAGTCCCGCCAGCCTGGTTTTTACCGGAAGAGCTCTGCCGTTTTTCCGGACACACAGCGATGGAGTCCAACCGCGGGGTCGAGGCGCCGCTCTCTGTCCCTGCCCCCACCACTTGACCGAAGCGACGGCCCGCCACTTCCGACACAGGAAATGAGCCTCTATGCCGCCAAGATCCGACCTGAAGCCGTGTGTGAGCCGTTTCCACCCACGCCTTCACCCACGGCAGGTCGCGCCCAAGCCGGGTCAGTCGCACGAGCCCGAAGGTCTCGTAGAGGTGCGGCCGCCCTTGCTTCGTCTGGTCTTGTGCTTGAAGCGCAACCACCGACCCAACCGCACCGCTGTGTAGCTATCACCCCCGAAGCAATATGAACCGTCGCGGGCGGCAGCCAAGCAGAGACGACGTGGTAGGCGCTGAGCAAGGGAAGAAATCACTCCAGGTCCGCCATGACGTTCGGTGACGCCGCCTCCGCACTCTGATCAGACCGGCCGTTCGCGCCAATCGGGGCTCGCAGTCACGGCACGATACGGGTTCTCAGCCGCGACACAGCCTGATCTCGGCGACGCATTTTTCAAGTGATTTGCCGACATTGGTCCGCAAGGCGTCAACC